TGGCCGCCTTGCTGGCCGCCTTGCTGGCCGCCTTGCTGGCCGCCTTGCTGGCCGCCTTGCTGGCCGCCTTGCTGGCCGCCTTGCTGGCCGCCTTGCTGGACGCCTTGCTGGACGCCTTGCTGGCCGCCTTGCTGGCCGCCTTGCTGGCCGCCTTGACGCCTGGCCTGGTCCCTCGGAGTGGGCGCACCAACGGGCGTACTATCGAGGCCCTCATACCCAGGGGTAGGTTGTGGTACTCCGTTGCGTCTCAATCCCATAGGACCACCAGGGTCCGCCTGAGCTTCCTCACCTCCGAAGCGAGGTGGAGTAGGAGACTCCGGAAGCTGCGAAAGATCACGACTGAGCATTTCCGATACACGCTCAGCGCCTTTCACGGTGCTGAAGCCGCGGAGATCACCGTTCTCATCGGTCAGATCAAACGCCCTGACGAAGTCTACCCTGCTGACCTTCTGCTTCTGTTCCGGGGACAGGTCTTCGTAATGCTCCCTCATCATGGTCTTGCGCATGCCAATGAACCGCTCTTCCAGGATCTTGCGGTCCTTCGGAGTCAGCCTGTATTGCGAACCATTGATAACCACGCCATTGGGCGTATCGACCTCATCGCCCCCGACAAACCTGAAATTGGACTCAGGCTGCATCATCATCGACACTACAGCGTTGGCTACCTCTTCGGCAGTTGCTTCTCTCGGGTCATTGGCTTTCATGATGGCGCCTACCGTATCTTGCACTATCTGCTGGGCCGCTGGATCTACGCGAACGTCCCCGTTTTCGTCAATATTATGGAAAGGGCTGTTAGCTGCCCAGTTAGCGGTTGCTGACCCATCATCCGGCACAGCGCGACCCCAGCACTCTTTGCTTCATACTGAGCCTTGCTGGCTTCAGCCTCAGATTGCGCCACTTCATAATCGAAGGTCTTTTTCTTCAAAGCAACGTCGAGTGCTTTCTCGGTCGCTTTCAAGTCATTGTAGCGCATCTTCGACAGCTGGTTCTTGGCATAGGCGCGACCGCGATCAGCTTTTATCGCGGTGCGCTCGTCCCTGGCGTCGTCCTTGCTTTTCCAGTCAAGAAAATCGCCCGTATCCTGGTAGGCCAGGGCAATCTCAGCAATGTTCTCGGGCTTCAGGGCGTAGCCGCCCACCATTTCGCCACGGCTGTCGTAATTCTTCACCATGAAAGACCCATCGGGCCCGGCGTTGACCTCGCCTCGGTAGCCAGAGCTCATGAATGCACCCACGGCCTCGAGCTGACTCGCTGCGGCGTTGGGCCGGCCCATCTGCGACAGCGTGAGGGCGTTCTTCATGTAGTCCGTGACTTTCTGCTTCTCCATGCTCTCCCAGGTGCTGACGAGCTTGACAAAAGCATCGGGACTGCCGGTTCTGGAAGCAGCACGGATGAAATCGCTCTTCTTTTTGGCCCAGTCTTTCCCCGAGTACCCACGCGGCTGAGGCTTAGACCGGCTACCATCCGCTGGCAAAGCAGAAGACTGCTTCGACTCACGTTTACTCCGAGTATACGTAGGAAGTACGCCTTCTTGGCCTTTTTCTTCGTCTTTGTCTTCAGCCATTACGCAAATCCTCTTTCGATCATGGGTATGCCACTCGGCGGCATATAGTCTTCAACCTCTGTGCCTATGGCACCCAGACCTTTGGGTTCATCTTTGTTCTCGTCGTCCTCTTTTTCGCCCTCTTTCTTTTTGCCCTTTTGGTCACCAAGCCGGTACTTGTTGGGGTAGTCCGCCTCGGGGATCCCGGCAGGAGTGGGCGAACTAAAAGCAGGGACTTCACCAGGCGTATCATCAATGTAGTCCGGGTTGCGGACTTCTTCTCCTTGCGGGATCGCCCCGGTACGAGAGTCGATGTTCATACCAGGTTCAGTTGTACTCACTCCCCGCTGAGCCCACGGAAGAGACGACACATCGGTGTTGAGGTATTTCTGGGATCTCTGACGCCTGTATTTGGCCGCAGGAACCTCATACTGCTTGAGGAAGATGTCAGCAGCTTGTTGAGGGCTGGCGTTCTCGGTCATGGCTGCGTAGGCACCAGAGTATTCAGTCTTGAGCTCTTTAACGAGAAAGTCGAGTTGGTGGTTGGGGTCATCCCACCGCACACCCTTCTCTCTAGCGCTGGCCTTCATTTTGCGGCCCCTGTCAGCGTACCATTGAGCAAGGCCAAAGGACTTGCCGCCATCGCCTTTAATGCCAGAATCAAGGCCGCTTTCACTGATCAGGTTCATGGTGATACCAGTCGCTGCGTTGTCAGGTATACCCCTGTTGATGAGACCAGCGCGGATACGAGCAGCGTCTTCGTTCATGTCGCCGGTCAGCTCCACGTCCCCTCCAGAGCTAAGGGTACGACCATATCCCTGGCCCGTGTCCAAACGCACACCTTCCTCTGAGGGTTCAACACCCGAGAAGGAGAACTGTTCGCCCGATTGAGACTTGCCTATGTTACCTTCCTTACCCTCGAAATCCGGCAGTTGAAGCGGGACGCCATTCTCACGAGCTTTCACAGCCATGTTTGCGATGTCGGAAGGGATCTTCGAAGGATCTTTCGCCCCAGATGCTGTAGTAGCGGAAGCATCGTAGAGGTTTTCAACGGCCTCTGCTGTAGCCTTGGCCGGGCCGGTCCCTTTAGTCCAGTCCTGCTCTTGGGCGTCTGCCAGCGTATCGCCAGCTTCCTCCAGGGCCTCCTTCTCGTCAACCTCCATCATCAAGCGCTTGAGCTCGATGCCCGTTGCGATGCCTTTGAAAAAGCTGTCCAGGAAGTAGTTCCTAGCCATTGGCATTCTCCTCTTCCTCGGGGATGCCCATGGCTTCCCTTGCTTCCTTGGTCATCTTGTTCAGGGTTTTGAGACCGTGGTAGCGCACCACTTCCTCTGGCAGAACGGCTTCCCCAGCGCTCAGCTTAGCGGGCACGTCGTCGGGTACTGCACCTCCAGAAGGTGACACCTCCTGGGGTACATAACCGCCCTCTTCAGCGAACAGCGGAAGGACTGAACCAGCTATGCCCGCAGCCGTGTTCAACGGGCTATTTGCCAGCTCGGTACGATAATTCTCGGAATCTACGGCGTACTTGTTTACCTGGGCGTTAAAAGTATCAACGGCCATGTCGTTTCGCTGGCCTATCATACCAGAAGCCAGCCCATAGCCTTCGAGCTGGTTTCGGAAACCCTGCGAGACCTGGTTACCGGCTGTCTGCAACGCTTGGAGGCCACCCGATTGGCGGGAAGCCATCATGCTATCGAGCTGGCCATAACCTGCCTGTCCCGTCTGGAAAGCCTGATTCTGGGCTGCCTGGGCGGAAGCAGCGTTAGCGAATGCTCCCTGAGAGGCGCTACTGCCAACACTGAGCGCTTGTGCAGACGAAGAAGGCAACCCGCTGCCGACGTTCACTGCTTCACCGCCGTAAGCAATACCCTCTTTCTCGACTGCTCTACGTCCCTGCGTGGCAGCAGCGGCTTCTGCCACTGCGCCCCTGGTGTTCACACGCTTGTCGAGTGCCGAGCTACGGATCTGGGAAGGGTCCAGACCGTAACTCTCGAGTCGGCGGGCTTCTTGCGCACGCTTGGACTCATTGGCCGTGGCGACATCGGCGGCAGCCTTGGCAGCGCGATCTTGCCGTCTTTGAGGATGATCCCAGCCACTAAGGCGATCCATGTACTCATCCTGTTGAGGCAGTACCTGCTCCCTGTAGCGATCTTGCAGGAAATTGGAAAACTCATATTTCTTCTTGGCCGCATCGAAAGCCAAATCGAACTGCTTATCAGAACGCTTTTCTTGCTTTTCTGCAAACCTTGTAGACTGCTCCATGAAGCGTGTCTGGGCTTCCTGGGCGTCGCGGGTGAGCTCCATGCGCTCTTCATCCAGGCGGCTTTGCTGCCTGAATTTGTCTTCAGCCAGTTCCTGGTACTTGCCTTGAAGCTCTCGCTGGACATCAGTGGCACGGTTCTGCCATTCCATATAGTCCGCAAAAAGCTTTTCGTTAGACTCGATGTTCTTTTCGGTAATCGTGATTAGGGCTCTGTCACTAGGACCGCTGGGCGGACTTGGTTTCCCCATTTCTTACCTCCTGCGGGATGAAGCGGCAGTTTTCCCTCTTGAGCTCGTATATCACGAGATCGTCGTCGGGGAAATACCTCGGTAAGGTCGCGACCTCTTTCATCCCTAGCTTCTCGTCAACTCTGCGGGTCCAGTGGTCCGAAGCACGAACCTCGCCATACATTCTATCACACCCCAGATCCCAAAACACGTACATAAACGTCATGGAAAGCATTTCAGGAAAAAGCCACCCGCGTTTGGACGCCCAGTGAGCAGTTACTGAACCATGCTCGCCTGTATACTTCTCGAAGTACGCGCCGCCCTCTATGCCATCAGGTTTGGACTTGCTCCTGAAGCCTAGTATTATGCCGTCTTCAGGCGGTTTCGGCAAGCCCAGGTTCAGAATGCAGAAGTCCTGAATATCAGGGTCGTCTTTACCGTATACAAGATCGAATTTCACGGCGAGTTCTACCCTTCGAGTCTTCTCAGTTTGGCACGAAGGGTAGATATGGTCTGGTGCATGTCATTTATGGCTTTTGCTTGCTCCGTGCAAACAGCCAGAAGGTCTTCCAAAGCATCGACCAGCTCGGGGTCAGCTTCGTCGGGTACGCGAACAGCAGGCGTCTCTACCTTAGCCACGTCCAAGCCCTTTCACCGTGTCAGAGATACTCACTGAATGAAGCGGGCACTGCCCTTGTATCTCGAACTGCCATACGGAGCCCTTATAGCCAGACTGGAGCCTGTGTACCTCGCCGTTGGTTAACGGCAACTCAGATACCAGCTGCCCATCGGCCCACGCTCTGAACACAATCTGATGCCTTAGGTCCAAGCCAGTCTTGTCCAGAGTCTCCCCGAAAGCGCCTTCTTCGTATACCGAGGGCTTGGGTACAAACTCGGCCTGGACAGCGTTGAAGTTCCTGGGCTCCGGGGAGAAGAACTCTTTCGATCGCCACCTGTACGTTATCTCATCGCCGGTCGGAGGATCCCACTGGTACACCTCGCCGTTGTTCATGATGTAGTTAACGCCGAGCCATTTGTCTTTGTAGAGGTCAACCAGCCCGCCAAGACCTTCTAGTTTCGAGACTGAAAACCCACTACTGTCTTGCGAGATGATAAACCCATCACCCTCTGGTTTCACAGCCACGTATGTGTTCTCGTGCCTAGTCGCGACCAGCTCCTCTGAGTAATATTCTCTGTACCACTCATCCTGGGATATGGTCCCGGTGGTCAGAAGCTGAGGGCCATTGGGTTTGAACAGCACAAGGCCATCCCTGGATGGGTAGTAGATACCCTCGGGCATCGCCACGATGGCTCGATAGTTCGAGCAGGGCAGGGCCATAGGGAAAGATTTCAGCCCCATGGCCTGCGGTTGTTGGCCATACAGAACTGCGGGCTTGCCTTTGGTGAACACCAAGACGCTGGTTCCGACGACTTCCAGCCCGACGATCTTGTCTTCCACAGACGTCTTGTACGTCTCCGGCCATGCGTGCGGCATATAGGGCCTAGAGAAGTACACATCCCGCCCTTTGAAAGCGACCAAGGCCCCACTGGGGTGGACACGCGGGCCTTGAAGCCCGTCAGGCGGCATGTCGTTGGGCCCGGGTGACGAGTTGTTGAAAACTATCTCGGAAGGGTCGGCAGAATCGGTGTAATACTCATCACCCCAAGGCACGTCTGCAACGAAGTACAGCTCGGCTGAGTTCTCGCCAAACACCGTCCTGTAGATCCTGACGTGCTCCCAGTCACGACCTTCGAGCGGCTGGTAGATCCTGGAGTACAGGTTACTGATTCTTACGTGACCATCGGTGGGTGTAACGACAGTCGCCGCCGGTGACGCAGCGGTCTCTTCACCCCACTCTGTGACGTAGGAGATAACGTAGACCCTGGACTCTTTGAGATCGTCGTTGCCTGTACCCACCTCGTACCTGAGCGAGGGCGCCTCAAGGGGTGGCGCAACACGAAGCCTGTAAGGCTGAACCCCCTGCTCTATCTCGTCGTAGCGTATCACTCTCGGCGCGTTGTCAGGCTCAAACAGATACCACCTGTCCAGCGTCTCATTTACAAGAGGCGACTGCACCAGCTCTGCTTCGGCCTCTCTGGAAGCGAGCCAGGTGCTGCGATCGCCTTCCTGGACCCTGAATATCCTGCGGGGGTAAGACGTATTTGTGACTGTGTGAACATGCTCAGGGGCCCTCATACCCCTGAGCATACCTGAGTCCAGCCTGGCGTTCTCGGCATGCGTAGCCACGTTGTCACCAATCAGACGGGGAGAAGCCCGAGGCGCCATACCCCGAAAGTTGCCCAACGTGATCGTAGGCATTACACCTCTCCTTCGTCACGCACCCAGGATCGTATCGAGACCTTCCCTTCAGTCTCGTCTTCGATTTTCACAGCCAGTGGTATACGCGGGCTTCTGTTCCCGCTGGATAGCTGGCTGAGGTAACCCCTTGTGATGCCAAACCTCCGAGCCCACTCAGCCCTGGAGAATTTGCTACCCTCTTCGGAGTCGAGAAATTCGCTCAGCGTCATCATGGGCAAAGATTAGCACGGTGTAAACACTACCGCAAGGTCCGCGACCTCGTAGCCAGCGGGAAGCTCCACCCGATACCGGCTTCGGCAAAGGACCTGTAACGCTCGTTCCTGATCCTCGTCCGAGCTGCCTGATAGCGGCGCCCATGACTCAAGGCAGTGCCTTGGTTTGTGTACGGCCTGTTAGGATGAATCATCATCCGGTATAGTGTGCCGTTGAGCAGGGGCTCTTCAAGCTCTTCTGCCCATCCATCAGGAACATCGTATATGGTCTCGGGCACAAGGATCATGTTGACCAGCAAGGTCCTGCCAGAAGGGTTTTCGAGAGCCGAGGTAAGGATGATGGATCCTTGGCCTCGGTCAAACTCGTAGTACCATTCGGATATGTAGTTTGGGCGGTCCCTCTGGTTTACCGGATGAAGGTCAGGCCCGGTACCACTGACGCCCTGAAACTCTGATACGCTGTGTATGCGCCAGATCTCCGCCCCTTGGGGAGGAGACAGGCTGTAGATGAGCTGTCCTTGAGTAGTCGTTATGGAGTCGGGGAAAACCCACACCCGGGTGTACCTGAATAGGTCCCTGATAGTGTAAAGCAGCTCTTGGTCGATCAGCTCCCTGGCTGCACCAGATAGCTGTGCTCGAGCGGAGTCCCTTACACTGTCGATACTCATGGAGTACCACCTATTTGCTGACGGCCCAGCGCGAGAATGTTCGCAGCAGTGCCATCGTCAGTGTACTCATCCACTTCCAGAAGCATGTAGCCAGCAGTCACAAGCGATATAGGAGTAAACATGTACTCATCTATATCGAGTGTGTCTACGTCCCTTGCATCAGGAAGCTGGCTCGTGCCCAAACTTCCAATGAAGAAATCGGGGCGAGCCCTTCGAATGTCAGCCAGCGTGAGATTCAGCGCACCACGTATTTCGTAATCAGAACTGCGCTGGTCTCGACCAGCGCCTTTATCCTGCATGATGCGCCTGACCTCGAGGATAACGCTGGGCACTTCCACCGGCACAGCTTACTCCGAGCTGCTCGTGTTCTTCGAGTTCGCCTGTTTAGAAGCCGCATCGTAGAGCTTTGCCAGCCCTAGGGCCGCCAGCTGGGTGCGGTTGTACCCCTTGTCCAGGAAGTACTTGAGAGCCTCCTGGTCGCTAATGGCGTTCATGGACTTCGACTTGGCATTCATCTCGGTACGACGGTAGACCGCACCAGTCTTCGACATGACGAAATTGAAAGGTTTTTCGGACATGGGTGCCTCTTGTGTGTTGAACCCTGGCCGCATGGCCAGGGTTCAGGTTGCCGACGAGTTACTTGGTGATAATCGCTTCGGCGATGGACTCACCCTTGATGACTTCGCAGCCGTAGACTTGCAGCCCGCGCATCAGCTTGCCGAAAGTCCGCTCGGAGTCCATGGTCTGGACCTTGTCGAGCTGCGATGCGAACGTGATGCCGGTGTTGTGGCCGGCGAAGATCGCTGTCTCACCAGAGTCCAGGCCGGCGGTTGTGCCAGCAGGCAGAAGGTTCGACATGTAGATCTCGAAGCGGTCAATCATGCCAAGGCGGCCGTTGCGAAGAATCGACGTGTTGTCGCCAGCCAGCGAAGCGTCTTTGAGATCCGACTTCTTGATCATCCCGCAAGCCCATGCCGGCATGACGATCCACCTGCCGTTCTCGGGGACGTTCTGCTCATCGAGCACGATGCCGAGGTCAACGATCGTGTCGATGATGTTGGTCGAAGACAGCGAAAGCGGCGACAAAGTTGCGCCGAGGTTGATGTCGCCCGACAGGCGGCCAGCAGTGGAGCCACGGTTCGTGGCCACGGCGCCGCCGAGGACGATGTTCGCCATGACTTCGGTGTCAATTTCGATCTTCATCGACTCCGAGGCGTCTTCCGCCCACATTGCCATCTGGTCCATGTCCGACTGGATGGCGTAAATGTCATCGAGGACGACGTTGAAGTACTTAGCGTAGTCGATGGTCAGATCGACCGTAGTTGCGTTGGGGCGCTGGACAGCCAGTTCCTGGTCAGGACTGTAGTCCGAGATCGTGATGTCCGGGCGTTGCCGGATCTTCACCGTATCGCCTTGCGAGCGAAGTTCCCCTTCGTAGTCGGTGTTCGAGATCGCCGCCAGGATCGTGGCGTCGTAGAACTTCTCGAGGAGTTTGCCCGACCAGATTTCGGGGATAAAGGTACCCGAATAGGACCCTCCGGCTTCGATTGCCGAGCCAGAGCCTCCAGGGTAACGAGAGCCAGAAGATGCGAGAGCCATGCTGTTCCGTCCTTACTATTTGATGCGACCTTCTGCCATCGCGGAAGCAAGGTCACGTTCAAGCCTTTCTTTCTCTTCCTTCGAAATCATACCCTTCTGAACTTTGGTGTAGAAGTCAGAGATGTCTTGGCGGGTCCAATACGAAGGTTGAGGTTGCTCCTGCGGCTGACCTGCTGGGGTTTGCCGCTGAGGACCAGCGAGCTGGTCCAGAGAAACTTTCGATTCCTGGGGTTCTTGGGTCTGGGCTTCCTGCGTACCAGAGTAGGCTTGGAAGAAAGCCAGAACCCTCTGAGCATCGCCAGCTTCGAAAGCTTGCATCAGCATCTGCCGACGCGGCTGACCTGACAAGGGCTCCGTCTGGGCTAGCCAGCCCACAAAACCCGGGTCTTTGTTGGTCTCACGCCAGTTCGGCATGTTCTGGTCCAAAGTAGCATACACGTTACCTTGGGCCGTTTGCTGCTGACTCGTCTGAACCTCGCCACGTACCTTTTCGATCTCGGGCGTCAGGTTTTCGGCTTCGCTTTTCGCGGCCTTGGTGGCTATGCGATTGACAAAGTTTACGAAGTCCTCTCCATATTCTTCGATTTCTTCCGGTGATGCAACAGTTTTTTCGCCCTCGCTGCCATTTTGGGTGGGCCCAGAAGCATTTTTCAGGCTCTCATTCTCTTTGCGCAGCCCATCAGCTTCTTGCTCCACCTCGGAAAGCTTGGCTTCGAGAGACCGGATCTGGCTCATCATTTCCGGTATCTCTTTGTTGTACTTGCCCTGGAGCGTTTTGAAACGCTGCTCCCATGTCTTCTCGTCAGCGCTAGGCTGACCGCCTTCTTGTTCAGAAGCTTCAGACTTGCCGTCTGTGTTTTCGCCTTTTTGCTGAGTTTGGTCCACCTCCTCCTGCTTACTCTGAGTATACTCTTGCGGCTGAGTACCTTCAGTTTTCTCGGCGTCGCTGGAGGCGTTTTCTCCGGTATCCGTCCCTTCTTCCGCATACACTTCCGCGTGCAGATGATCTGCACGTTTGGCAGCGTCACGGACAGGCTTAGGGGTGCGGGCCATCAAGATCTCCTATATTCATTGGTCATCAGGTCGAGCAGCTCCCGATAAGCACGGGCCTTGCCAGCCATAACTGTTCGGGTATCTTGGTCCACAGCATAGACAGCTACTTTGTCTGCTTCTTCTGACTGGGACCGGATGAACTCTACAAGACGCTTATAACCCGCAATGTCGTTCAAACGGGCTATGTCTTCTTGGAGTTTGGTATCTGCTCTGGGCTTCATACGGCCAATCTAAACCATAGATTGGCCGTATGCTAGGGGTAAACTTACCGCTTCATGCGGGTGCCCATGGGCCCGTTCATCGTGGGCCTGACATCGCCCGACCCCGACACGCCCGACTTCTTTGCATCGCGACCCATGCGAGCGCCCATGGGGCCGTTCGCCGGCGGGCGAACATCGCCAGAACCGGTCATGCCTCCGGGGACGCTCCGACCCATGCGGACGGTTTCGCCACCGGGCGGCAGCTTCGAGTCTTTGGCCATGGGGTAGGAATCACCCCCTTTCGAGCTCATATCCGAGCCCCCCTTGCTACTGTACGACTTTTTCATGGCAAACCTCCTTAGTTGCCTCTCATGTTGAGATTGGGTTGGACATTGTTGGTGTTCTGGCCACCACCGCCTTCGCTAGGCTTAGATGGTTTATCACCATCGCCTTGCGCTTGTGCCTGAGCCTGGGCCGCCTGGGAAGCAAGGGCCTGCTCTTGGCGTTTTCTCAACGTATCCTTGTCAGGGATGGCGCTGCCTTCGCCGAGATTCAGGTCATCTGCGATTGCTCGAAGCACTTCTGCACGGCCCTCCAGACCCGTGATCTGCAAGTCAAACGGGTTGGCGGTGAGCGACAAGAACTCGAGCTGGCGGGCGCGCTCCGTCTCTTTCTCGGCCACACGCGCAACGCCTTTGACCACGATGCTCTCATCACCCCGCAGGTCAACACCAGTGTCAGCGACCATGATGAGGTCGTACAGGGCTTGCAGAGTGTCTTGGATAATGTCGTGGTCGATGTTGTGGGCCACCTGCTGAAGCACCTTGGAAGCGTTGTTCATCAGCATCGAAAGGCCGGAAGCCGTACGTCCTGCGCCTCCTGGGGCACCAGAGCCGGTGATGTACCGGGGAATGGCAGATACCTCATCGGCTATCTCGGTCATGTTGTTGTAGATGCCTAGAAGCTCACTGGCGTTCGAGCTGGGCTGATAGAAATCAAGAGGTCTCGACATCTTGTCGCCGAACTCGTTCTGCTCCATCATCCAGCGCTTCCACGGGTACAGCTTGGTAGGATCCTCACCCTCTGAAAGGTTATTGGTCATCACCGTGACCTGAGGGCCAGACGCGATCCCCATGTTGTTCACGAGGTTGCGCATGGCCGCGTTGGCCACGTCTCCTATGTCAGACAGCATGTCGGGCAGCGCGTGCCCGACCGGGGTACCAGGAACCTTCTCGAAGCTGGTGACGAAGTAGGGATGTCTCTTACGCGGGTTGGGGTTGATCTGGATCTTTAGGAGGTGCCTGCCCACGATCCATGCTTCCACCGCGTAATCAAGCAGCGGGTCAGGCACTTGCTGACTCGTAAACCCGACCTCCAGCAGCTTTGAACCCTTGATGGTGCCGTGGAACTCGATCGCGTTGATGATGTTGCTGCGGTTCCACCCAGGCTGCTCCCTGTTCTCCTGCTCCGCACGCTCGGAGTCCGAGCTCATTTGCAGATCCAGGTGCCCGTTATCGAACTCCCCCAACGCGTTACGCACAGCGCCTTGGTTCCAGCCAGGCAGGTCTATCAGGTCATTCAGATCGCGCCTGGTCCAGTGAAGACGTTCAATCACGTCACTGTCTTCTACTGAGACTGCTCCCGGAAGCCAGAAGAAGTCGAAAGGACTCACACGCTGCCAGAAAAGCTTAGGCTCTTGCACGACCTCGGGTTTACGGTTTTTGTAGCTCACTGATTGAGCCATCCGCACAACAGGGCCCTTCATCACGGCGTATGGGAACAGCGGTACGTCCACCAGGATCTCGGACAGAGATTCGTAGAATTTCCCTTCTTGCAGGAAGTCGTTCACCTCCTTGGTAGCTTTTTCAGCTTCCTTTTCGGCCTTCTCCCTGGCAGCTTGCCGCGCAGCATCCATAAGGTTGCGCATGCGCTGAGTGATTTCTTCTTCGGTCGGCTGATATCCTCCTTGGATTGCGGACTGCACCTCTGACTGCACCAGTTGAGGGATAGCGTCCGTCATGTCGTTGGGTATTTCCGGGCTATCGGTGGGCTCGATGTCCCACGGCCTTTCGTTCGAAAAATAGATGTCCCGAAGAAGTGCTGTGGCGCTACGTGCTTTTGTACCTACGATCCTCGAGTAGACTTCCGAACCACCGAACTCCCTGATAGCAGAAAGAGTCTGTGGGTCGTACTCACCGTTGAACGTCCGCAGAGAGCGCATCAGTCGCTCTTCCAACCCAGAGGATTCCCTGTGGTTGCGCATGATTTCCCAGCGATCGCGCACGTACGCGATTACGCTGTTTACCTCAAAGGTCTGCTGCTCGTCCTTCTTGTCCTCCTCGTCCGCACGAGATAGATCAGAAGGAGAGACGACTCTCAAGACACCCGTTTCGCTCATGCCGTCCCTGTGTTATCAGTGAGAAAACTCTAAGCTAAGGATAGCGGATATGAACGAGCTACACCAGCTAAAAGATTTCTCCGCAGCACTGGCAAACGATCTCGCTACTGGGCTCCAGTCGCCAGAAGAGGTCTTCAAAAGGCACGGCCTCTCCAAAGACGAAGGTGAGAGGCTTCTGAATAACACGTATTTCCAAGATATGATTCGCCAAGCCAAAAAGGATTGGGAATCTATGGATAACGTGAAAAAGCGTTTGCAAGCAAAAGCGGCCTTGGCTCTCGAAGAGGGTCTACTCGACCTCTACCAGATCCTTTCCAACAGGAAAGAAAGCGCGCAAGCCCGGGTCGCAGCAGCTAAGGAACTGAAAGATATAGCAAAAGTCGAATCCGCAAACGCAGGTACGACAGGCGGTGGAGTACCTGCAATCCAGATCTTCCTGGGCTCCCAAGAAGAGCCCATCAGCGTCGGAGGACAGACTATTGACCACGAACCGCAAGCACAACCTTTGCCGGGAGGAGACGCCGGAGGAAACCTTCAAGAGGTTTTCGGAGCATCCAGCAATGATGATCTCGAGCACCCTGAAAGAAGTGGATCTGGATCCAGCAGAAAAGATGAAGATCCTAAATTCCATCTGGACGTGGATTTTTCGTCAATACCAGAGTAGGATCACCCCCGGCGACGTGGTTCAATACGAAAACAGCCTGGTAGGTGTAGTGCACACCATCCTCAACACCGATATAGTATATGCCGATGAAGATGACTCGGCTACTCTGTACAGTCTTCCCTACGTGGATTCGGAAAACGTGGATGACGTATCTTTCTTGATATTCAGACATGAGAATGAAGAAGAAGGAGAGTTCTACTCTTCTTTCGACTTGTCGGAAGTCAGCATCTCGAAGCCGAGGTACCAGTGATATACAAACCTTCAAAAACAATCGCTCAATTCATGAAGTCCGATGCCTTGGTTAAGGCCATTATTGGACCTCTTGGCTCTGGCAAGTCGATGGGCGGCCAGATGGAGCTTTTCAGACGTATGGTACAACAAGAACCGGATAGCCGAGGTATCAGGCCAACTCGGTTCGTCATTGTGCGTAACACGGCTGCTCAGCTGCGCGAGACCGTTTTGTCAGACGCCAAGCAGTACTTCGGAGACTATTTCGAGCACAAAGTCTCTACACAGACAATGGAGTTCCGATTCCCTCTGGGTGATGGGACATACATTGAGTCGGACTGGCTTCTCATGCCGCTTGAGAGGCCCGAGGACCAGCGTAAGCTTCTGTCCCTGAACATTACCTCTGCGATGATCGAAGAATGCCGTGAGGTGCCCTATAACGTAGTTGCATCGGTTCTGGGGCGTATTGGCAGATACCCGTCCATGGCGAGGGTGAAACCTACTTGGCAAGCCCTGCTCATGATCTCCAACCCGTGGTCACAAGGAAGCCCCTACCACGAAAATCTAGTACTGAAAAAGCCTGACGATTGGGACTTTTTCCACCAGCCAGGCGGACTCGACCCGGATGCGGAGAACCGGGAGTTTTTGCCTGAAGACTATTACGAACGCCTGACAGAAGGCCAAAGCGATGAGTGGATCAAGGTACATGTCCATTCTCAGTTCGGCGAAGACCAATTTGGACAAGCGGTCTACAAAGCCGTGTTTCGAAGAGACCACCACGTCTATGATACTCTAAAGCCTACACCTATGCTCCCGATTGTTCTAGGTATGGACTTTGGAAGGACCCCGTGTGCTATCATCACTCAGCAAGACATAAAAGGCAGGCTGCTTTGCTTGCACGAAGTAAACAGCGCCGATATGGGGCTACATACTTTCCTGCACGAAAAGCTTATACCATTCCTGAACGAAAACTATCCATCGTACAAAGTGTTTGTAATGGGTGACCCAGCGGGTATGGGTAAAGACCAGTACACCGAAGCAAGTGCATTCAGCATAATCAAACAAGCGGGTCTTGAAGCAATGCCCGCACCCACTAACGACCCCATGAAGAGGATCGAAGCCGTAGAAAAACGCCTGCTTCAAAACAACGGGCAAACCGCAGACATGCTTATCTCCAAAGAAGGGTGCCCCACGCTCATAGAAGGGTTCATGAGAGGATACATGTACAAAAAGAGGAAAGACGGTGAGCTGACACCGCTACCGGATAAGAACGACTACAGCCATATCCATGATGCTATGCAGTACGCAGCATTAGCACACCAGACCAACTTCGTTAGCAGGCGTCTGCTAAAGCAAGAGCGCAGAAAGCACATGGTGCACAGCAGAAAGCACCCGTCACCTAGAGCCTGGACGTGATCAGGTCAGCTACGCCTGGATCTCCATTCGGCGAGCGCTTGGTTTTCATGCTCCTCTAGAGCAGCCAAATTTACTTCGGCATCTGGGCCAGGATCCGCTGCACCAGGGCTGTCAGCACGCATCGACTCCAGTTTGCGAATGTTCTCTAGTACCTGCGGAGTTTGCGCAGTTATCCGTGCCGCTTCCTTCGCCATTTTGCTGACACGGCTTTTGTACATTTCTCGACCGCCGAAGTAGAAAGTAGCGATCAGCCCGAGGAAGGTCCACAAAGGCTGTGGCACCAAAGCTAGCCCCTGCATGCGAGCCGCGAACCATTCAGGGGCGATCATTGCGGATCCCAGAAGACCCATAACACTGAAAGCCATAAGCGGCCTGGGCAGGCGGTTGAGCGCATTCACGACCCGATGGAACCAGCCATGACCCGTGCCAAACTCATTTTCCATCTGTCTTAGCGCGGCAGCCTGTAAATGTGCAGACCGCTGGTCAGCCGCCTCTGCGTTGGTCGTGAATACCTCAGCAGTTTCTTTGACGACGTTACGACCGCTGCCAAAAAGAGCGCCTAATATGTTTCCTATCAACCCCATTTCGCCACTCTCCGTTGGAACTCTTCGTCACTCATATGGAAGCGCTGCGAGATGAACTCTTCGGCCCGTTTGATCCACCCGCCTTTGCCACCAGCGCGGGTGCGTGCAAATTTTCGCAGCTTGGGACGCTTATCGGCCAGCCGGAAATAGTAGTTACGCCGCGCGACACCATAGGCATCAGTGATGTGATCAGGCGCATCCCTGGCAGCCATTTTGACTGCTTTCAGGGTCTTGGGGCCGATAATACCGTCCACGGAGGTTTTGTAGCCCATCCGCGTTACCAGTCTTTGGAGGATCTTGACTGCGTTGGAGCCAGCATTGACCTGCATGTCAAATACACTGGCACGAAGACGCATGTCTTCGTTCGGAAGTTCATCTATGCCGGGTTCGAAGTAATAGTGTTTGAGGAATAGATCAACAGCCAGGTCTTCATCGACTCTGCGCACGTCGTCCACGTCCACATCGCCGTCATCATTGAGGTCGATCCCAAGCCGACGCATGGTGCCAATGGTCACGCCGTGTTTGGTCGCCCCGCCCGGATCGTCGGGGTCATTCACGAAGCCGCCTTCTCGGCGAACGATGTTCTGAGCGATTTCACGAACGGTTTCAGTCATCGCTCGGTCTCCTGGGAGGGTCGTGCTCGACATCGCTCAAACGTTTCTCCAGCTTTGTCATGATGGACGACATGGACTCCAGCGTGACGTTGAGCTTAGCTAGAGCAGTCGCTGTTTCACGATCGCTGTCTGTCTGTGACTTCGACAGGGCGCTGAGCTGCTTTTCGATCTCATTGATCTGCTTGCCATGATACTGGAGCACCACGGAGTCTTTGGCAGCACCAATGCGCCAGCCTATAAGACCGGTTAACCCCGCTATGATCCCTGTCCAAATACCACCTTGCTCAAGCAAGGTGGTAGTCGTCTCCTTATCCAACAACTCAGTCTCCTTGGCGTGATCACGCATGGCTTACAAAAATTTTGGTAGCATGCTGAGAGTACGCAAATACCCTCGAACCAGCCCCACCTGGGAAAAGGTCGGAAAGCGATACGTTACGTTCGCCGTATTTCGGGGGGTACTCGAGCGTTCCATCCAGAGATGTGGGCGTTGCACCGCCTGTAACGGCGATGAAGATGTTGTGGTAGTCCTGTGAATACCCCTTGTTCTGGAACGTGATGCTCGTGACGTCGTTGTCTGTGAGCTCTACCCATTGGCTGGGCGGGATATCCACGATAGCATTCTTCGGCATGTCAAACTCCGGCTGTTTTTCCTTCGATCTCGTCCATTATGGCGATAATCGACTCGAAAGCAGCATGAGCACCAGGCTCCAGGTAAGGAGCCTCTCTGAGTGCTACAATCCAGTCGTTGGCCAGTTTAGGTTCATGGAACCTGAGGTGGTTACAAGGAAACCCTTTGGGTATCAGCCTTTTACGGATAACTGCTCCGCCCCTCAGATGAGCCCCCGTTAGGACGTAAGCAGCACCACCTACTTTAACAGGCCCAGTAGGCATACTTGCCATGAAATGGTGAGAAGCTGATACATCTCGAGGCTCAGTTGGTAAAGTTTGCGCAAGGTCGAAAGTCAACGTGCCGCCGCGTTGCAGAAAAGGAGGCAGAAACGGGTCAAGCCACAGATGGACCTGCTGCATCGCACCCAGCCAGTCGGCCCATTCGGGAAGCGTAATATCGCCATGCGCCATACGCTTCCCGAATGGATGCTCTTCCGCGTCGTGGTGAACGCTTTTGGTTCTATCGTAGAGACTTAGATCCATACTCAAAGCTCCAGCTCGCTCACATCAAGCTCAGCCATGGCAGTATCATAGTCCTTATCCACGATATAGACGATTGCGCCGTACCGAGCCGGGCCCGACATGGAAACCACGGACCTGGCTTCTTCGGCAGCGCTTAGATTTACTTCTGGGGAATGTACAGGAGCCGAAAGAGCTGAGGCACCCAAAGGGTCAAGGTAGCCTTCTTTGACCCTCGTGGACTGAACGCTCACTAGAGTCCCATCACTTGCGACCCAAGAAGCCGTTTTGAATGTTTGATCATCGTACTTGGACTCCCCCATAACGAGGGCAAGCTGGTTGGCTTGAGGCATCATGCGGTTAGGGACCGCTATGACCAAAATATGAGGGAATAGGGTCATCAGTAGCCTCCGTTAACCGTTACTGTCCAGCCAGCAGCTCTCAGATTATCTATGGCGCTCTCGCCCGTCGTACTCGGAGCAGCGGAAGTGCCACCGTCGATATTCAAGGTACCACCTGTGAGCCCGTTGGCTTGCGCTGCGTTATTGATAGAGACCAGGATGTTGTCCACACTCTGCTGGTTCAAGCCGCAATCCGTGAAGGCGTTGGTGAACTCAGTGGCGTTGACGTTGTCGAATGCACCCGCCGGAAAGGTTTGCATGAGTGTGCAGCCGTTCCAGGTGTAGTAGAACCTGGTAGCCGAAGAAGGAAACACGAAAGCAGGAAACTCAGTGAGGGCGGAGCAGCCATTCCAAGCGCCCTGAAAGTCTTCACCAGAAGACATATCGCCGGCGTCAAAAATCTGCATGTTGGAGCACTGACTCCACATGTTCACGAAGTTACTGTTAAGCGGCATGTTTATGGCCGGAAAAGACGTGAACCCGCAATTATAGAATGCGCCTTTACCATATGTAACTGATGACAGATCAATCTGTGGGAAAGACTGCAAGCCGGTACAGTTCTGCCATCCATCACGTATTAGAGAGCAGTTCGGCATATCAATGGCCGGCATAGGCGCCATATTGCCGCAGTTAGCGAAAGTGGAATCGGCTGATGTTACGTTTGTCCAGTCGTACTGCGGGACGCTTTGGAGCGAACTGCACCCTTCAAAAAGGCCACCCACACTATCTGCACTAGACATATCGACGTCCGGTGCCGAAGTGATGTAATCCATGTTCTTGAATGTGTTAGACCAGTCAGTCTTAGCAGCGAAGTTGTCTTTCACGTGGCCAGAATCAGACTCGAGGAAGTCTTTGAACCCTTGGAGCTCCGTTACGCTTAGGGCCTCATCGAAGAAAAAGACCTCGTAGACAGGATCTGTGCCTCCGTAACCAAATCCTACTGCCCCGGTAGAAGAGTAGCCCACGTCGTATATCCCGTGCTCCATGGCTACCACCAGGGTTCCCGAGTAAGACTGACTCAGCTGGATATCGAACATGTCGCCCAGAGCAGAGAAGTCGAAGTAGGGCTTGCCTTCCATTGAATGGCCAACAGGGTATTCGTCGTATAATGGGCGGTCAGCTGAAACGACCTGCTCAGCCTTGTGACCAAGCCCTGTGAGGTCTTCTACAGACCCTATCAGATCCCCCGGCGAAGTGACCTGGACAGACCTATCGTAGGTAGTCCACATTTTGCCCAAGGCAGGTTGGTACCTGCCTACCATCTTCTGCTGAACGTAGTTGAAATCGAACTTGTTGGTAACGAGTTCGCGATTGCCCAGCGGAGAAGGCAAAGATAGACCGGTACGGAACCAGCCCTCTGGCACAGAAGCCCAGGGCGGTATCATAACCTCGACGCGAGGCGGGCCCGAAGCGAGCCATTCTTCTCCGGTTGAATAGTGCATAGTTCCGCTCTCCGTAACCACCCAGGCACCTTTGTACCGAGCAGGATCAAGCTCTATAGGGTACTCCTCCGTTATCAGCCTTTGGGAGCTGACAGCACGGCCTGACAGAAACGGTCTGTCGTTTAGATACCTCATGAAGGCCCCTACGGTTGGACGTTGGTTATCACCTTGTGCCCATCATACTCTGCCGGAAGGGTCACGTCGACCTCAAACCAGCCTTCAGGTATGGGAGACCAGGGTGCAATGAACACTTCTGCGCCCGGCGGGAAGAAAGGAAGCCAATCACCCTCAAGAACGCGATACATGTTACCCGTTTCAGTCACTACCCACGACCCGAAATAGTGGTCTTTGTCTGCTTGCACAGGGTAAACACGGGGTACCAGCGACGAAGTGGACCTCTTCGTCGCTATCAGGTAGTGGTCGTCCCTGAGAAACCTGCTCATGGCGTGTTCAGGCCCAGCTGTGGCGGCTGATCTTGCTCAGCAGAGCCCACCGAAGCAGCACCTGTTACGTGTACCACACCTCCTACACTGGCTTTGAGTTGCAGGCTGTCGCCGTTAATAGAAGTGATCTGCCTTTTCACCAGACGTTGCCCAGGGACGGGATGCTGGTAGGTATCCTGACCAGGTATTTCGATGCGCGCCTGCATCACACCGTTGTTTTGGTCTTCAGGGAAGATCCTGATCTCGAGAATGACCGGGCTGGTGCTGGTGTTATGGCACAAAAGCGGTGCTTCGAGCATCACCATCCCCGGGACAATACGACGGTCGTCATCGTTGGGGTCACGAGAGTTGGGCCAGTTCCGGTTCGGATCCGGTACCGAGTAGTCAGGCACCTCTATGACCTCGTTGAACGTGGTGCCAAGACCGGCCACGTAGATACCGACTGGACGTGCGACCGCAGGTTGACGGGTAATGATCCTGGGCATTAGTACATTCCTCCTGCGATGATTGCAGCCCGCATGGCTCTGGGGTTAATGGTTCGGTCCACGGGCGGACCTTCGAACTGGCCTGTGAGCGGGTTGACGAGTGCGCCTCCGGTAAAGAACTGCTTACCGGAGTCATCTACACCGGAGTAGGTAACGGTACCGAAGTCGCGCTCGACAATCGAGTCGTAGACCTCGCGCGTGGGGCGATCGAGAGCACGGGCATTGACCCCTGCGAAATTGTTGTTCCACTGGTGGCCAACCGAAGTGACCTTGGAAGGCTTGAGGATCTTCTCAGGGTTGTTCACAGTGTCTTTTACTATGCGATTGAGCTCATCAATCATGGTGGCCAATGGCCCAGAAGCACCAACCCTGGCTTTCACATCGTCACGCATCCAGTCCCAGCCGGCCTCGAAGCCGCTGATGGAAGCAGACGTGGCCACGAAGTCACCAGCGTAGTCAAACATTCCCTTGGCGAAGCGCCTCATGCTCTCTTGCTGGCCAGCACGAAGGTCATATTCCAACGCTGTTAAGTAGAACCCTGCATCACGCTTGGTGAACTCTTCGTTCACGCCTCCGTAGCCGTTGTTTTGCAGGTAATTCCACATGCCGTTGATGATCGCCTGCTTGTTGTTGGCGATGGTATCAGCAACGGACTCATCGACCACCATGCTGGCGGTGGTGAACTCGGGCTCGATTCGGTAGGTGTAGCCTTCTGACCATATTGAATAGTCACCGAACTGACTGGCACAGTTCGTAAGCACGATCTCCCCACCAGACAGGGCCATGTAGTGCTTGTGCATCCACAAGGCGACTGCGTTGATCCCGTTGAGAAACGCCCCGTTCTTGGCCACATACCCGATACCGTTGGGGCACACCGGCGTAGCACCCCAAAGCATCAGCTGAGGGAACGGGCTGTACTGGCTCACGACAGACTTGTCGGCCAAGCCTACCCCTGGGCCCTTGGGGACCAGGGGGTTGCCGTTCTCGGGATCCACCGGGGGCGGAATCAGCGTGGCCGGCGTGGCCCTGAAGACCGTGATGTTGAAGGCAAACACAGACCTGCGGATGATCGCACCAGGGCGGAAGCTTACGGCAAACCCTTCGCTGGGGTTGTCCATGTCGTCTATCTGCCAACCCTCGAAGCTGAACCCTTCGACATATCCCCCATCACCCATGCGCAGCACGTTCTTCTCTTCGTTGCCAGGCGTGGGCACAATCTTGGTAGACCTCGAGTTCGTCGCGGCCACTACGCCGGAACAGTTGTCCGGCACGTCGATATGGCCAGAGGTCTCGTATTTGCCAGGCAGCACCTCCACGGCGTGAGGCAACGCCTGGGTCTCCACGATCTCCATGGCCCTTTCCAGTGACTTTACGGCGCAGCCCATGGATTTGCCGTTACTGGCGTCGTCACCACCTTCTGCGGACACAAAGATGGTCTGAGGAACAACAGGGCCCGGCGTGATTTCTTGGGGCAGCCTGTAGTCAGGCGGCAGAGCCAGCCTCGAGAAGTCCCCGTATGTCGAACCATCACGCATCTCCAGGTGGATGATGTCCGTGACCGAATCAGCACCGTAGACACGAATGTAAGGCACGGCGTAGACCGCACCAGCGGGCGGCGTGTAAGCCTGCTTGACCTCGGTCGCCTGGGTCTGGGCGCATCCACCCAGCAAGCCGTAAGTATAAAGCTCCCTCGAAATCGCCATCTCGACGTCGAGCATGTCGTCGTTGCTCGCATTTAGCTCTTTCATGGCCAGCTGCACACGCGAGACCACGGCCATGTTCTCGTCAAGCCACGAAACGTGTACCGTGATGGCGTCGTTGGCCGGGTCGGATGGGTCGGCAATGCGACGTGCCTTGGCCCTGAGCTCATAGACCCTGTTCGACTCAATCGCCACCCTCTCGCGGGTGGCGATAACATGCTGCCCCTCTACCCTCAGGGTACGCCCGTCGTCAGGTGAATTGGTGACGATGCCCGCCGGATCATCGCCATTATCCCAGTCGCCATCGTTAAGCCTGGAGAACGCCGACTTCTTGTCCCCGGGCCGCATCTGGCGGAAGTACAGCTCCTTCTTGCGCGCCAGCAGGTCCAACGTGGACTGCGAGATGCTCACGTCGCCGACGACGATCCATTCCGGTGATGCGTTACCGTTCTTGTACCCCCACAGATGCACGTCGTTGCCTATGAGGTACGCATCTCCGATCTCCGGCTGACCAGGCAAGTCAGCGGTGGTGGCCACCTGGCCCTGCAACACGAAGCCCGTGCCGTTCTCCCCGTCGAACCCCGGCTCGCCTTTCTGACCCTCCAGGCTGACCATCTCGATCAGGGGCTCCCAGTCCTCCTCGGTGCTGCCCTGAACGCGCCACTGAATGGCACCATCCGCCACGGCAAGCTCGATGGGCGGCCCATCCTCGCCGGTTTCACCCGGCGGACCCTGGGGACCATCGGGCCCCATCGGGCCCGTCAGGGTGACGATGTCCATGAGCTTGAGCCAGTTCTCTTCGCCCTCGATGCGCCACTGGACCTCCTCGCCCTCGAGCCTGAGCTCGACGGACGGCCCCGGCGGCCCGGAGGGGCCAGCCGGACCCTGGGTCCCCGGCGCACCTTGCCCGTATACCACTTTGATGCGGTACCCGGTGTTTTCCTCGACGGCGGTGTATCCGAAAGACCCCATATGCCTCGGCCCTTACATGGTTATTTCACCAAACACGCGGACACGGAAAGGCTGAGACGGCAGAACCGTCCCATCGGGCCGCGTGATTTTCATGTCACCTTGAAGATCCCCTGCGGGCCAATTGTCCTGCCCGCTCGCTGGATGGCTGATCACGAACTTGCCCTCGGTGGCGCTAGTGATCACCACGTTGAGGTCCGCTACCAGCTCGCCGGTCATCGTCCTCAACTGACTCTCTATGCTCCACCCGCCTATGGCCTGGGGCTGCTCGTCGTGCTCCAACTTCATCAGGAGCTCGAACGTGCCGCCTTTTATGTGATCAAAGGTAACCATACCGCGACAATACACGGATCGAGTGTACCAGTAAACAAAGAAAGCCAGCCCGCAAGGGCATACGGGCTGGCAGTTTCCTGCGACAGTAGTGGATCCAAGATTCGAGTTACACCATATACCCTCGACGCCCGATACGCAACCCTACTCAGTCCCTGAACCCGGCAGCAGCCACGTGGCCCCCACCGCCATACTTCTCGGCGATGACGGACACATCCACGTCGCCCCTGGACCTCAGCGAATAGGTCTTTTTGCCGTACGCATGCACGACGGCCATCGCGAAGGGCGCATTCTCGTGCTCGTCCATAGACAACAGATGCGAGCACGTGTCCGACACCATGAACCACGGGCAGTGAACCACGGGCACACCCGCGTAGCCGTCGAACTCCATGACCTCAGCCGTCTCGGCCACCTCACCCACCTTCTTGTAGAAGAACCGCGAGGCGGCAGACGCTTTTTCTATGAACTCCAACGGGTCTTCCTCAAGCTCGTCCGCCGCCTCATCCCAGGCTTCGAACGTCATGGGCAGAGACGAAAGCATCAGGTGTATCGAGGCGGTGTGGGGCATGACGAACCTCCACAGGTCCCTGTCTTCGACGTGCTTGATGAGCTTGGGCGCCTCTTCTGACCGGAAAAAGTCCCAGGCCATCATTGCACCGGACCTCTCCATGTCGAAGCTCGCGATGATCCCCGATCCATAAACCTCCGGTTTGTGCTCTAGCATGTACTCCACATCGAACTGTTTGAGCCCATGGACGTTGGGGAACTTGTCGAGGTTATTCGCGGCGCTCTTGTGGTGATCAAGCACCACGACCGAGCGAGCCGCCAGGGCGATCTTCTCGAGATCGTCTGCCGGGAACGAAAAGTCCACGATCATCACGTTGAGCCCGGTGTAGTCGAGATTAGGCAAGTCGTTTCCGTACTGCACGGGGACGAACCTGATGGACTGGTCCTTGCCGCAACTACTCCACACCACCCATGCAGAAGCGAAGCCGTCGTTGCAGTTGGCGTGGTAGAACACGATGTCTGGTTTGTAGTCCATGATGGTCCCTTTGTTTACTTGGAGCAATCATTTTGCATGGCCAGTGCTACCTCCCTGACCAACGCAGCGAATCCCGCACTGGCCACATCGAGTGACGCGACCAACTCGCCGTTGTGGTAGAAGTTCAACTTCGATCCACAGGCCGCATACGTGAATATTTCACACATGCTCAGTCGTCAAGATCTTCGGGGTTGAACTGTGGCCTGGATCCAGGCCCGTTATTCACCTTGTAGCGAATCTCGTTGACCACTTCCGCATTACCCATGGCCATGCGACGGATCGTTTCGAGCTGATCAGGTGTTACCCACCAGCGCGGAATGGGCACGTACCCTGCCTCGCGCAGAGCCTTGGCTACTGGTGAGAAGTCATCCCTCGGCATCTTGGTCTCCATATATAGTGGTTGCGTGTTTGGTGATCTTACCATGGAGTTAGCTGGGAGTAAACAGGGTAAAACTTGTGCTATCTTAGTGGTTGGGTCCCGATTATAACCCATGGCCCTCCACGGTGGGGCAACCGGGGGTGGGGGTCAATTCGCGCCTCCCACGTGGGGCCGCCCCGCGGTCCGCGCGCCCCGTGCCCGGTGCCCCGGTGCCCCGCCCCTCTATCCTAAACTCTCAATCGAAAGGTATCGAAAATGACCAATCGCCCTACTATCCAGACCGCAGCGGCGGAATTCCTGAAATCGATCGTCACAAAGGACGATACTCCCTTGATGGTCAAGGCACACAACGCGTTCGGCGACTATGAAATCGACGCGGGCGAATTGCGCCAAGTGCTCGAAAGCGCCGCAAACCAGATCGTGGTCCTTGACCGGAACGGCGAACAGGTCGCGGCGACGGTCCCGAAAGCCAAGCTCGACATGATCTGCGCAGGCGCCACGCGCTCGGACGCGCAGGACATGCAGGCCAAGGCGAAAAGCCTTGCAGAGCGCGAGGGCGTCCGGGCAAATACCTACCATGTAGCCGGCTACATGGCCGCGAAGGCGCTGGAGCATAAGCGACACGGTCAATGGCTTCAACCGGCTCGCTAGCGCAGTGGATGAAGCCTGAACCCACGCAATGATCCTGCCATCCCCTCCGGGGGGTGGCCCGCCCCTCTATCCTAAACTCTCAATCGAAAGGTATCGAAAATGACCAATCGCCCTACTACCGAAATGCGTGCCGCCGCGATAGAAAACGAACTCGTCCACTACAAACACGTGGTCGATGAGATGCGCGCGAATGGCCTCGATGATGTCGAGGACTTTGATTTTATTAACATAGTGTTGCATGACCAGATCGAGGCGACACTGAACGAAGAACCCGCCCTTGCTCCAGTGCTTAGGCCGCTGGATACCCGCATGGTTGAACACTTCGGGAGCCCTTCGGGCCCCGAGGATCTGGTCTGTGCGACCATCGAATCTTTGAATGACTACAAGCGCAGATGTAACTAAGCTAGTTACGAACGCGCAGACAGCAGAAGCCCCCACCAGGCCCCTACTGGTGGGGGCGGCTGTTTTCGTCGTTTGCGCTGCGTAGCATGGCCGCACAAGTGCGCTGTCATAATATAGCAGTGCATCCCACCACCCAACGTGTGCACACAAGTGCGCTGTCATAATAT